TTTTTTCTGTTATATCTATAAAATTAGTATCATCTACCATAGAATATGCTTGAATTTCTGATACCTTGCATGATCTAATTCCAATCTTTGTTCCTTTCTTATAATATCTTCCTGCTGGTAATGTATTAATATCTATATATGTATATTCCATTGTAGGTGGATCATATGTTATATCAACATTATTTAAAACTTTTATTTCTGTTGCTTCTACTTTAGAATCATCATTACTTAATAATGATTTTAAATAATCTTCTGATTTTTTTTCTTTATCTGTTTTATTCATTATTTAATCTTTTTTTTTGATATATATAATATATATTCAGTCCAAAACTGAAAATAAAATATTAATTTATAATTATTTTTTTTAATAATTGAAAATTTAAAAACTTTATAATAATATCTATATATTATTTTTTAAATTCCATATTTTTAAACTTTTTATTTATATTTGTATATAAATTAAAAAAAATTAAATTATGAAATGGACATATTTATCAGAAAATAGAATTGGTGAACAAAGAGAAATTACTAAATTTTTAATTTTACCATGTGGTATTAATGGTGAAATGAAGTGGTTATGTAAATCTAAAATTCTACAAAAAATTGTTGAGGGTGGAGCACATGGTGTACATTTATATTGGAAAAATATAAAATTTTTAAACTAAAAATTGATTAAAATATCATTTACAATATTTATTTTCTTTAATTCTATTTTCTTCTTTCCATAATGGTTGTAAATTTGATAATGCATTTACTTCAGAAGGTAATGCAGTTTCATCAAATGCTGTTAATGGTTTAATATGATCTATTTCCCATTTTCCATAATTTTCCCATGACATTCCTTCTCTTAAATTATTATTTATATGTTTTTTATTATATTGTCGTTGTCTAATAAGAAATGCTAATTTATCTTTTTCTTTATATTCATTATATATTATATAAAAACATTCTTTACAATAAGGTTGATATATCTGAATACCTTCTTTTGATTTAGTTTTTTTATAAAAATTATCAATTGATTTTACTTCACCACATAAATTACATTTTTTAAAATTATTTTCACACATATATTTATATATATTTTTAATACATTATAAACAAAAAAACCATATTTGTTTAAATATGGTTTTTAATTTTTATATTTACTTTATTATCAATATTTTAGAAATAATAATCTTCCCAATAATCTACAGCCCAAGCTGCTGTTAATTCTTGGATATCAGCACCACCACCCCATGTTAAATCTTCACCTACACTAAAACTAACAAGTTGTGCATTATGATAAGTAATCCTTCTTATAATTTCACCTTCTCTATCATGTTGATATAATATAATTTCACTTGCTATATTTTTTTTATAGTTCGTGCTGCCATCTTCATTGTTATAAGCTAGGTCGAAAACATCTTTTATCATCCTGAATGTGAACATTTGTTTAGCATCATTTTGATTTATATTAAATGTAAATTCTAGTGATGAAATAGATGTAGTATCAGGAAAACCAACAAATAATCTAGTTGAATATTTATATCTTTGATCTACAGTTGATAATGTTGGATATGTTGGTAATTTAGCTGATTTAGTATTTTCCAATAATAATAAAGTTGCATTAGGATGTTTATCTCTTATTGCATCAGGAAGAAATATTTCTACTTCAAATAAATTTTTATATACTGGTTCCCATAATTTATTATGTGATTGTATCTGTGTAAAATGTGGTAATGGCATATTTTTAAAATTATTTTTTATATTTTAATGTATATATTAATATTTAATTATTAATTTTTTTCAAAATATATCTTTTGTTTTATATATAAATATTTAAATATTATTATTCATAATTTTTTTATTTATAAAATATTATTTATATTTGTAAAATATTTTAATTATTAATTAAAAATTTTAAATTATGAATTGGTATAATGTTTTTTATTGGTTAACTGTATCAGATGGAATAAAATCATTTTTTGATGTAACTTCAAATATTTTTACTACACTAGCAATTATATCATTAATTTGTGTTATAGTAGCTAATATAGGAAAAGCAGTAACTATTTCAGATAAAGGAACTAAAAATACTGAAGAAGACAATATTGAACCAGATGTAAGAGGTTTTGATATGTTCAAAAAATTTTCAACAAGAATTTTTTATCCTTTTTTAATTATTTCTATAATAACATGGTTTGGTTATGTTGCAACACCATCCTGATTCATCTGCAAGAGAATTACCATCTGATGTCACTAAATTTTTACATTTGAGTTTAAAAAAAGAAATTTCTGATTTATCAATTGATGCAAAAGAAGAATTAGGAATTAAGACTAAAAAAGATGATCTTTTGGATAAAGTAAAAACTATGACTAAAGATGAATTAGTTAAATTTCTTGAAACTGATACTACAATATTAAAATAAAATAAAAAAAACCTTATAAATAATTATAAGGTTTTTTAATTTCTATTTATATAATTAACCTTGAAAACCAGATGAATTAATTGTTCCTGTTTTTTCAACTGTTATATTATTAACTATCCATCCCATACCTTTAACTATTTCAATATGAGTATCTAATACACCACCTTGTAAATCAATTATATAGTTTGTATTATTTGTTGTATCACATACATTTCTATAAGCATATAATGCATAAGAATCTACAAATCTTTGACATATTCTATCTGCTCTATATTTAATTTCTGCTCTATTATTAGGTGTATTTGATTTCCATTGATATCTTAATAACATATCATACAATTCATTTTCTAATTCAATTAATACTTCACGTGAATGAATATAGCTTAATGAAGAAACAGGAAATACTTGTGCAGTACTATCATTATTGATAATATAACCAACATTTCTAATAAATGTAACTGGATTTGCACCCATTTCTGTTAAGAATGTTAAATCATCATCAGTGAAATCTATTTCTGTACCAGAAATATCAGGTAATCTACCTTGTGATATACCAGCAACTATAGTCCAAGGATAAACACCAGCAGTATTAGTTGTAAATTTTCTCATATATGCAGTTGCAGTATATGCTGCGGGTGGAACTAATTGTTGTACACCATTATCACTTACTTTTACATATGGAAAGAAATAACCTACAGTTGATCTACCTGGTCCAGTACCAAATGAATATAAGAAATCTGGATTTTTATCTTCATTTCCACCTTTTTTAATATATTCTATATTTAATGAACCATCATCATTAACAAAACTAGGATTTGAAGATTTTTTAAATTGTTTAGCACTAGGAATATTTATAAAACCTAAGCAATTTAATTTTTTACCACATAAATCTACATATTGTTGTTTAGATTGTTCATCTAATCCTAATCCAAATGAATCAATTAAATATCTCCATGCTATTTTATTTTTATTTACTAATCCTTTATATAAAGGTGTATTTTTAGCAAAAACATCTAATATATCACTTTGTCTTTTTTCTGTTCCATTAGGAATAGAATCTGCATGAATTTTAAATGGTTTTAATGATATACCTTTGAGTGTTGTTACATAATTATAAATAGATGGATATGTTGTTGTATAATATTCACTAGCACTATTTATACTTATTTTAATAGGTGCATCAGTATATAAAATTTTTAAATCAGGGTTTACTGAATCATTTTTAACATTAATAATTCTAGTTAATTTTCTTGGTACAGTATCACCTGCAATATAACCTTCACCAAATGGTGCTGAATAATAATCTTCATCATAATATGCTTCTAAGAAATATCCTTTTTTTACTTCAGAATATCTATCTTTATTTACATAAATAAAATTTGTATTTGTCATATCTGTTATAGTAGAAATATTTTCTATTTCAACAGTTTGTTTCCAATTACCTATATCAGATTTAACAGTTATTCCACTGTTATTAGTTGTTGTTGCATCAAAATTAACTGTTAATATTCCACTACTATCAACAAACATATTTAATGTTATTTTAGTAATACCATCAGCATCTATAAAATAATCACCATTATTTATTTCACCATTATAATAATCTAAATAATAATTAGAATATTTAGCTACAACATTAGTTGCACCTGTGTAAGATGTTTGTAATTGTGTTGCACCTGCAGAAACATTAAATTCATTATCTTTATAATATAATAAGAAATTTGTTCCTGTTACATAATTAGAAGGATTACTAATATAAATTAATATTTTAGCATTTGTTGTAGATGTATATGAAATAGCAGTTGGATCAAATATTTCAGTTTTATGTAATGGTGTTAATGGTTTAATAATAACACCTTTATTTAATTGAAGTTGTGATGCAATTTCATTATATATTTTATATATATTTAATCTACTATAATCATAATTTCTTATTGTTGATCCAGATGTACCATTAAATGTTAATTCTACATATGTTTCATTTAATGATGTTATACCAGTTGTTGCTACAACAGAAGGTGCAATAAATCCTGAACCATTTACTGTTATTGGAGTATATGTTCCTGAATATGTTCCACCAATATTAGAAATTTCAATTGTACCTAACATAATAGTATTATTATTACTAAAAGTTATTTCTCTTGATGGTAATGTTGTACCAGTTAATACTGCTATACCATCCATAACATTAAATCCATTAGAATCTAAATATAAAACATCTTTTCTTTTATATCCGGATGCTAAATCTGTTAATTGAATATCTTTTGTTCCATTTACTAAATCATATTGAACACCATTTATAATATAATATGCATTTGAATTGGTGTAAGTTACAATTCTTGATGTTGTTGTAAATGTTGTATATTGAATACCATCTAATGACCAGTTATTCCAATCATTTGTTCGAGGTGAATATGGACTTGTACCAAATACATTATTAGGTGAATCAAGAAGTGTATTATTATACACTTTTTCTTCTTTAATTGATTGTTTATATGATAAAAAATTAATACTTTCAATTTCAGTATTAACTACAGAATCACCAATTAAATCTATATAATTTGTTAAATAATCTGAATCCAATAATAAATCTTTATTATATGTACAAAATAAATTTGTTTTATCTGTATTATTATTTATAACATTTTCAATATACATATCATTATCATTAATATCTTTAAAATTAGGTATTAATGAAGCTGTATAATTTCCTAATAAAGTTACATTAGATTCATTTAAAAAATCAGTTATACTTTCAATTTTTAACCCTTCTATTGTAAAATAATTAGACCATGTTGAATCAACACTTAATGTTTTATAATCAGACCAATCACCAAATACTATTAATACATTTACTAAAAAATCAGAAATTAAATTTTTTGGATGAATAAATGTTGGTACTTTCATATCACCACCATACCAATCAGATGCAGTTATATCAAATCCAGATATACTTGATTTGTATATAAATGTTGTAATTGTTTTATCACCCATATTAGTTAAATGTAATAATCTTTCATTATCAGGTATAGGATCATTTACTAAATCAAGAAATGAACTAGCATCTCTTTCCCAAAAATCTTGTCTGTTAAAAAATCTACCATAATCAGCTTTATACTGATTTGTAAAATCAGAACTTTCAAAAGCTGCTGATGTAGAAACAGATACAAAATTAAGTAAATCCCTATTTGGTACAGTTTGTAATAAATTAAGTGACCAAACTGGTCCAGTTTCTAACATTTTTAAAACTGTTCTATGAAAATATGAACCTTTATTTTCTAATTGTTTATCAATATCACCAAATATTTTTATAAAGTCTACTTTATTATCAACATACACTGGTCTATTAACTGGTCCCTTTTTAGAAAAACCTGGAACTAAATTGATAAGAACATTTTGTGCTGGTAATTCAATTATTGAATTATCTATTTCTTCAATATAAATGTCAGGTCTTTTATATTTACCTAAATCTTTTTCTTGTATTGGCATTTTATTATCTTTTATTTTTTAATAGTTAATAATTTACATTTTACAATATATATTAAATATATTATTTCATTTTTTGATTATTTATATAAACAAAAAATATTATTATTTTATATATATTTTTAAAAAATAATGATAATTATAATGATTAATAAAATAAATAGA